ACTACGTCACCCGTCTCGCAGACCTGGAGTACGCACACTCATGACAACCCCACTCGACCCACGCGTCATCGAATCCATCCGCTCCGCCTTCAAGAACAACAACGAGTACTTCTGGGATGCCCCCAGCAAGCCCGAGCACATCGACGCCACGGCCAAGTACGCGGCCGCCTACTTCAGGCTCGCTCCCAAGTGGATCGAACTGAACGAAGCCGTCCGCAACTCCATCACCACCATCGAAGTCCAGTCCGAACTCATCTCCCGTCTGTCCGACAAGGTCGACCGCTTCATCGCACTCTGCGAAGACAACGGCATCCTGTCCGACGACATCGAACGCGCCAAGAACGGAGCATCCAAGTGATCGCCACCCGCACCCGTCCCTACACCGACCCGCACCCCACCATCCGCATCCAGGAGGACGCACTCAAGCGCCAGCGCGAGCGTTTCGCCGAACGCAAGCGTGCCATCTCACGCCTCGTCGCCGAAGCACCGTCCGACCAGAAGGAGATCTTCCACTGGACGCTGGTCTACGACCTCGAGCAAGCGCCGCTCATCACCAGCCGTGAACTCCTGCTCACGCAGGGCATCATCCCCTGCCCCCCGCAGGAACTCATCACGGACCTCGACGTTCACGACGAACTGTGGACAGTCATCGAGGGCATGGCCAAGACCGGCATCTACCTCCTCAACACGGACCACATGTGTGACCGTGACCTGTACGCCCGCCTGTACTTCCGCATCCTCGACGAGCAGACCCGTGGCCTGCCACCCGCTGCCGAAGCCTGCGAGTACATCGACTGCCTGCACCCGCTCGACCTTGACCACCCGCTCGGCAAGAAACTCGCAGCACGGAAGCCGGCCAACCCTGCCACCACGTACGTTCGTGGCCCGGCCTGCCCCCTGTCCGGCGAACTCGCCGACCGTGATCGCTACCTTCCACGTCCGTCGAACCCCAACGACTGACGAACCAAGCCATGGGACCGTCCGCACCGCCGGCTCGTAACCGGCGTCAAGCGGAATCCCATGAACACCCTGCGCTCCAGGTTTACCTGGTAGCGGACGACGGTCCGTGCGCAGGGAGGTATCCCCCGGCCATCCGCCCTCCTCTGAGCGACCATGCCTCTGTCTCGGTGCCGCGGCACTCAGCACACGCCACTAGCGTCCACCACGATAAGGCTCTGGCTGGCGGGGTACCATCCCCGCCCCATCCGAGGAACGACATGCAACTCACGCTGCTCCACGCCAAGCCGTCATGCACGGCCTGCGATCTCCATTCCTCCGCCAAGAACGTAGGCATCCCGTCCCGTCACCTGCCCACCAGCCTGCCGCCTGACCCCGCCAACCCAGTCGTCATCGTCATCGGCATGAACCCCGGCACCCAAGAGGACCGTGCCGGCGAGTGCTGGATCGGCCCGTCGGGCCAGCTCCTGTCCGGCCCGTACCTCACGGGCTCCGGCATCAACTCCCTCGCCACCGTGTACCTCTGCAACGTGGCCCGGTGCGTGTCACCCGGCGGCAAGCCCAAGCCCGCTCACTACCGAACCTGCTTCGGCAACACACTCGCCGACATCCAGTCCATCCTCGAGCACCACATCCCGGCCACCGCCCGTGCCATACTGTGCGCCGGTGCCGACCCGGTCACGCACCTGTCCCGCACCTGGTCCAAGCGCGCACTCTCCCAGCAAGAAGCATTCCGTACCCAGGGCATCGCCATCCCGACCCTGTCGCGCACCCACTTCTTCGCCACGTACCACCCAGCCGCAGTCCTGCGCGAGCCCGGCCTCATCCACCCGGTCGCAGACCACATGGCCCTGCTCCGCAACTTCCTGACCGGAGAACTCGCACGCCCGTCCGCTCCCCTCATCCGCGAACCCTTCTACCCAGTGACCGAGGCCAACCTCAACAACGCCGCATTCCGGCAAGGCACGCTCCGATGACTAACCCCAACAAACAGCCCGAAGAGCAGAACCCGTACGCCTCATACCTCGAGCAGCTGCTCGGGTACACGGTCAAGACCGTGATCATCTACGCATCAGACGACGGCGTGGACGAAACCTCGTACGGCCTGATCCTCAGCCGCACCGACGACGACGGCAAGGAACAGTTCCTCTACACCGAGATCCTGCGTGACGAGGAAGGCAACGGGCCCGGCCACCTCCACATCTCCAAGGACCTGGCATGACCGACAAGGAACTCATCGAACGCCTCACCGCCGAGCGCGACGAGGCGATCAAGGACGCGGAACGATGGCAGGCAGACGCCCTGCGCCTGTTGACCGAACGCAACGCAGCCAAGGAACAGAACGTCAAGCTCCTATCCAAGATCCAGGAGTACGAGGCACGTGAGCAATAGTCCCCGAGTCATCTCCCTCGACATCGAAACCTACGGAGCCGCTGCCACCAACGGGAAGGGAACCCTGTTGCCTGCGCAGACCGTGTTCCATCCTGCACGGGCCATCGCCACGGACGGCGTTGCCCGCCAGGACCTAGTGCTCACGTGCGCCATCACCGTCGCAGCGTCCGAGCCACGCCGTCCCGCCAACGGAACGCTCGACCTCGACGGCATCGCCAGCCTCGTGCCCGGCTCCACCTTCACGCTCAACCTGACCGACCCCACCAGCCACGCGTGCCTGTCCGCATGGCTTCGTCACTCCGACGTGATCGTCGGCATGAACCTGCCGTTCGACATCCTCTGGCTGCGTGCGTTCAGCAACGAGTTCGCGATGCTCCTGTCCGGCAGGCATACGCTCATCGACCTGTCCGTCGTCAACTTCCTTCACTCCGAGCTCCGTCCAGAGCGCAGCCTCAAGTCACTCGGCCCCGTCCTCGGCACGCACTCGTACCGTGACGACGCCACTCTCAAGGACGGCCGACGCTTCCCGTCCCCCACCAGCCCGGATCTCCACGCCTACAACGCGCAGGACACGCACAACACCATGCTCGCCGTCGCCCACCTGGCACGGCGCATCCAGCAGGATTACCCCGGCACAGACAAGCTCAACCCAAAGTGCGTCGGCCACTTCAGCAGCACGCTGTGGTCCACCATCCGCATGAGCGAAGCCGGCATCCCGTTCCGGTTCCGCACCCTGCACAACCTCGAGGATCGCCTGCTCCTCGAAGCAGACCAAGCATCCAACTGCGCCGCTGCTGGTGGGGTACTCATCGAAGGCGAAGGCAGCGTCCAGTCGCAGCGCGAGTTCCTCGACCGATGCATCGCCGACATCCAGGTCGCGCACCCCGACTTCCTCACCCACCCACTGCTCACCTACACCGAGAAGAACAAGCAGCTCTCGTGGTCCAGCGAGAACCGCCGCCTCATCTCCAGCCACCTGCCCGACACGCACCCGGCCCGTGCCGTCTTCGAGTGCGCCGACAAGCACGCCACCGCACAGAAGCTCGTCTCCTCATACACCTACCCGCTCCTCCGGCACCGTCGCACCAAGCCCACGGACAAGTCCTCCGTCCTCATCCCCTGCGCCGGCAACCCGATCATCGGCATCGCGTACCCCACGTGGTACACCGTCCCGTCCGTGCCGAAGGACTCCGGCTCCGAGGGCGGCACGATCCAGGCACGCATCACCTGCAAGAACCCAGCAGCCCAGACATTCCCCGCCGTCATCAAGGACTGCGAGGAGTCACGCTTCCCCGGCGGCAGCATCGTCTCGTTCGACCTGAGCCAGATCGAGCTCCGCGTCGCAGCCGTCCTGTCCGGCGAGCCCACCCTGCTCGCCGCCTTCAACGACGGCCTCGACCTGCACACCGAGCGCACGCTCGCCATCTTCGGCCCCGACTCCAAGGAACGCACGGACTTCAAGGCCCTGCGCCAGATCGGCAAGACCGTGAACTTCGCCGACCTGTTCGGCGCATCCGCCGCACGACTCCAGCGTTCCGTGCTCGACATGTCCGGCACGCTGTACCCCATGTCCTTCTTCGACCAGATCGTCGCCTCACGCCACGCCCAGCGTCCCCGCCTGGTGGAGTGGCAGCACTCCCTCTGCAAGACCGCCGAGTCCAATGGGTACATCGAGCTGCCGTACACCGGCCACTCCCGCACGTTCACCAACTTCCGTCTGGACGAACGGGCATGGCGCACGCGCAAGGAACTCAAGCAGATGCTCGCACGCGGAGGCAAGTCGATGATCTCCGAAGTCTGCAACTTCCCCGTGCAGGCGACCGCCGGCAACGCCATGCTCGCCATCCAGAACCACATCCACCGCAGCCTCGGACCCCTGACTTCTCCCACCAGCCACCTCCAGCCGCGCCTGTTCCTCCAGGTCTACGACGCCCTGTACTTCGACTGCCCGCCGGGCACCGAAGACCATGCCCGCGACCTCATGGTGGAAGCAGTCGAGCACGTGTCCGAGTGCGGCTATTGGTACGAACTCTGTTCCCGTTCCGGTCATCACGCACCCCTCATCTACGAGTAAACCATGCAGAACTGGTCCGTTCCCCCCACCGTCTTCGAGTCCCTCTACCGCTACTACAGACACGGCATCCCCGGCGGCGACTTCGTCATGTCCGTCATCAACGACAAGGGATGGGAAGCCGCAGCCCGTGCGGACTCCACCAACCGCAAACACCTGGCCGACATCCTGCTGTTCAACGGGCAGGCCAGCCGATACCACCGTGACTGCAAGCTCTCGAACGACATGTCCGGATACGACCTGCGATGGGAAGCATGGCGCAACCGGTACAGCCCGGAAGCCCAGGAGATCACCGCCTACCTCGGAGAAGACGATGATTAAGTACGGCGACTACAACCTCGAAGGTCCCATCGAACGGGACATCACCGTGTACGTGGAGCGCAACGGCATCTACCTTGCCACCACCTATGCCTGTCGCTACACGATCATCAACGAGCGAATCGACAACGGCGACCGTAGGTCACGCGTCGAAGTCGAGGACCGCACGCTCATCAAGGTGGAGTTCGGAGATGTCCACGACAACGAGTACCGCTGGATCTACGGCGACGACATGCACCCCAAGATCCGCAACGCGGTCGACACGTTCGGTCCGGAGATCGAGAACAAGCTGAACAAGGAACTAAAGCCATGAGCAACTACCCCAACATCCGCAAGTGCATCGACCAGGTCCGCCACCTCCTCCCCGCCGAGTTCACGCTGGTCGTGGAGTACTCCGGGTCCAACGACTCCGGCTGGTTCGACCACCACTTCTTCTCGATGGAGGAAGGCGACCGGGTAATCTACAAGTCCGAAGACGAGAAGGAAGCAGCGCACTCCATCGTCCAGTCGTTCATCTCCGACATCCACGACGAGCTGTACCAGCTGCTCGAGTCCAGATTCCCCGGCTGGGAGATCGGGGATGGGTACGTGGACGGATCGAACGGAGCATTCACGATCCACAGCAAGAACAACGTCATCTCCCAGCGGCACGAGATCCGATTCCAAGAAACCAAGGACGAGAGTCCAGACGAGGAAGTGAGCTTCTGATGCACCCATACCACCACGCACTGTCCTCCGCCAAGAAGTTCGGCGGGGAATGGCAGGATTACCTGTTCATCCACAACTGGTTCGACGAGACGAAGGCACTGATGGGAGACGCACGACACCGTGCCCTCCGCCACCACACCGCCGGCATCTTCTGGTGCGAGCAGGAGTTCGGAACCAACATCAAGGTTGGCGACAAGCTGGTCCCGGTCCGGCTGGTCGCGGAGCAGCACGTCATGGAGGACATGGGTTTCCTGCCCACGCCCGAGTGGTGGCTGTCCAACATGAAGCTGACCATCGGCATGAACCGAGTCCCCTCCAAGCCGCCGGTCAGCGGAGACGAATGGGCGGACACCAGGAAGAATCTCCTGAAGGACATCTACGGACTGCACAAGGAAATCCCTAGCATCCGGGAGTGTCCCGAACCGCCACCGTCCTGATCGACAGCAGGGAGAAGAAGCCGCTTGCGTTCCCGGCCCACCTCGTGGTGCTGGACCGCAGCCGCCCCTCCACCGCCGGCAAGTCCCTCACATTGACGGTCCGCACTCAGTCTCAGACCCTCAAGACCGGGGACTACCGGCTGGTGGGGGGCACCAGCGCAATCGAGCGGAAGGGATCCTTCGAGGAGATCGCAGGCAATTGCCTGACCGTGGACGGCAGGCGACGCTTCGCTGACTGCTGCCGTCGCCTGCGCGACGATTGCAGGACAGCATGCCTCCTGTTCGAGGGCTGGATCCGTGACTTTGAAGTAAGGCCTGGACTTCCCCATCCGGGGGTAGCAACCGATGCCCTACTGGATATCATCGGGGAGCACGGTTTGCCGCTCATGCTTCTTCCCCTGAGCACAGTAGGCCAGCGTAGGGCCGCAGGAGAATGGGCACTGAGGTGGCTGCTCGCGCAGGAAAAACATGGCACAGGTCCAGCTCACGACGGACGTCAAGAACTACGACTACCAGACGCTGATCTCAGGGGTGACTCCGTCAGGGGAGACGTTTGAACCCAGGAGATTTCCGGTTTCCGTCCGTCCGACTTCCTCGAATGGATCAGGGGTCTATGTCTTCGGCGGTAACCAGAACTACCTGAAGCTCCAGGTTTTCTCGGCTCAGACCTCGGGGCTCAACGCATACATCTACGGCTGGAACTTCTGCGCAGAACGAATGTTCTGGGTTCCTCAGGCCCTTTGGGAAGGAAGCTTTTCGTTTTCTGCTCCCATCGCGACTGTTCCGTTCTCGACAAGTCAGATGTATGCAGGGTTCATGACGACCACTTCTCCCGGAAACAATGCTGGACCGACGAACAGCAAGGAACTTGTGTTTGGGACACACACTGCAGGTTCCACCCTGATGGTGGACTGCGTCGGTGCTCAGTTCCTTGAGCTGGTCATCTTCAATCCTACTTCTGGCGGTTCGGCTTCCACCCTTGGCATTCTCACGTCGAGCCTCTGATGAGATACAGAATCAAGCCAGTCGGAAGCCCATACGCGCTGCTTTCGAGACTGCGCAACGGCGAGAGGATCCTGCCGCTTGTTCTTGTTGCCTCGTTCAATCCGAGCGACAACGTCTACGACTACGTCTACGACGGTGAGAATCCAACCGCAAGCCAGGCGTTCGTCCAGGATTACCTCGAAGGATCCGATCCGTACGAAACGCAGTACGTCCTGTACGTAGACGGTGGAGATCCCTTCACCGAACTGCCTTCGTAATCGATGATCACGAACAAGTCAATCATCGCAGTAAGGCGTGGATCATCCGCTGCGTGGGTGAATGCGAATCCACTTCTTGTACTTGGCGAGATTGGCTACGACACGACGGCCCTGAAGTTCAAGGTCGGGAACGGAGAAGACCTGTGGAACGACCTGCCGTACGTCACGGCCGGAGACACCCAGGCTCTCTGGACACGGACAGACCCGACGACCATTACGGTCGGCGGCATCACGAGCGGAACGTCGGGCTCCGCGCTGGTGGGTGACAATGCCATCGAGATCCTCGAGCGGATGCTGTACCCATACGTCGCACCCGTGTTCAGCAACCTGTCGGTGTCCGGGCTGAGCAGTGCATACGAGATCGGCCAGCCATTCATCACGAGCGGCACCGCAACCTGGACCGCCGGCCAGCCCACCGCCAACTGGATCAACGGCACCGGGTACATCTCGTTCACCCCACCCACCGGCGTGGTGGGGGACATCGCGGGTCCGTTCAACCCCACCAGCCAAAGCCAGGTACTCAACTTCTCCTCCTTCACTGCCCCCACCAGCCCCGTCAACAGCAACTCGATCACGATTGCACTGCGTGGCCAGCACAACGCAGCCAACCCCACCAACGCGAGCACCAGCATCAGCCGTCAGTGGTGGTCCCGCATGTACTTCGGCAAGTCAAGCAACGCGAACCTGACCACCAACACATTCAACGTGGCAGCCGGCACAAACAACGGTGCGCTGCTCCAGACCACGAACGGCCAAGGCCCCAGCAACTACTCGATGGACGTGGGTGCAGGCGGTGGATACTTCTACTTCTTTATCCACAATGACTACACCCTGTCCACCGCTGGACCGTTCTTCGGACTGAGGTTCGGCACCAACGCGCTGGCGCAGGACCCGATCACGACCGTCACCCTGACGAACCAGTACGGCGTGACCGCCACGTACAAGCGGTACAAGTCCACCAACATTCTCAACGACGCCATCACCGTGGTGGCGAACCCGACTTCCTGACATGCCAATCCCAGGAACAGTACCCCTCTCAGGCACGGTCGCGCCCACCTCGGAGCTCGACACGTTCCCGGTGACGAACCCGAAGTACGGGCTCGGCGGACTCAGGACGGTGGCAGACATCACCGAGAGAAACTCAATCCCAACCGAGCGCAGGCAGGTGGGGATGATGGTCTATGTCCTGTCCGAATCCCTCTACTACGGACTTGCGGGGGACACGGGGAACAACAACTGGGTGCCGCTTCGGATTCCTGACATAAGGTTCTTGGTAACTAGTCCCCAGAATCTGGATATCCTGTCCTTCAATAGCAGCGTTTCCGCATTCATAAATCTGCCTCAAGAAACAATCACCGACGGCGGGACTTACTAAGGAAGAACAATGCCAAACACGATCCGCATCAAGCGCCGCCTCCTCGACGCTACCGTTCCCAACCCGCTTCAGTCAGGCGAGCTTGCGTACAACGAGGTCAGCAACAAGCTGTACTACGGTGCGGGCAACAACGGATCCGGCGTTGCCACCAGTGTCATCGAGATCGCGGGTTCCGGTTCGTACGTGGGCCTGACCGGAACGCAGACGATCACCGGGAACAAGACCTTCAGCGGCACCGTTACGCTGAGTGGCACCTCGACCGCAGTCACACAGGCAAACAGCGACGACTCCACCAAGATCGCGACGACCGCGTTCGTCAAGAGCCTCGGCCTTGGGTCCGGCTCGGTCACGAGCGTTGCCCTGACACTTCCGTCCTTCATCACGGTGACCGGATCGCCAGTCACCACCTCCGGCACACTGACGGGCACGCTTGCATCGCAGACTGCCAACCACGTTTTCATCGCACCGAACGGTTCGGCCGGCGCTCCGACTTTCCGTGCCTTGGCAGCCGCCGACATTCCCGAACTAACGTCGAGCAAGATCAGCAACTTTAACACTTCAGTTCAAAGCACCAAGCTGAACCAGTTTGCCGCGCCGGATGGGCCAGTGGCCATGGGAAGCCAGCGGATCAGTGGCCTCGCCGAGCCCACTCAGTCCACCGACGCAGCGACCAAGAACTACGTCGACACCACCGCTCAGGGCATCCACACCCACACGTCCTGCCGCCTGGCCACGGCTGCTGCTCTTCCGTCCTGCACCTACAACAACGGGACGAGCGGCGTCGGCGCAACCCTGACCGCCACTGCGAACGGGGCACTGACCGTCGATGGCGTTGCCGTTGCCTCAGGCGACCGCATCCTTGTCAAGAACCAGGATGCTGCGCCCCTTCAGAACGGCGTGTACGTAGTGACAAACACCGGCGGCGCAAGCGCCGTGTTCGTGCTTACCCGTGCCACGGACATGGATGCGGCCGACGAGTTCCCCGCCTCCTTCGAGTTCGTGGAAGAGGGATCGCAGGCAGACTCCGGCTGGATCTGCACCACCAATCTGCCCATCACCGTCGGCACGACCGCAATCGTCTGGACGCAGTTCAGCGGCGCAGGTCAGATCGACGCGGGCAACGGTCTCACGAAGACGGGCAACACCCTCAGCGTGGTAACCGCCTCTCAAACCCGTATTGCGGTCAGCGCAGACAGCATCGACCTTGCCCAGGTCACGGTGACGCCAACGGTTGGTTCCCCTGGAACGGACTACGTTGCTGGCCTGACGGTTGACGACTACGGTCGAATCACTGCATACCAGACTTCGACCATCCAGTCTGCAAGCACTTCGGTTTCAGGCATCGTCCAGCTTTCGTCGGCCACGAACAGCGCGTCTAACTCGTTTGCTGCCACTGCATCAGCAGTCAAGTCAGCCTATGACCTTGCCAACGGTGGTCTGAGCAAGACCGGTGGCACGATGACCGGCAAGCTCACCGCTAGGGCTTCCGATATCTCGGCTGCCTCCATCAACATCGGGAACGGAACGGCCCCGACTACGCCTGTGACCGGAGACGTGTGGGCCACGGGCGGCGAACTTTACCACTACACGGGAAGCAAGAGCGCCAAGATCGCGCAGGCAGACTTCTCCAACGTCACGGGGCAGCTCGGGCTTGCCAACGGCGGAACCGGCGGAGCGTCATACACCGCAGGCAAGATCGTCAAGGTCAACGCAGGCGGCACGGCATTCGTCAACGTCACGGACGGCACGGACCTGGTCGTGCCCGGAACCACCACGGTCGGCAAGATCATCACTGCAGGTGGAACGACGACAGTCGCTTCGCTGAACATTCCCGTTGGCGTTGCCCCCACTTCTCCTGTTTCTGGAGACATCTGGAACTCAGGCACTGCAATTAACTTCCGGAACAACGTAGGTGGAAGCCGAACCTTTGCGTTCTCTGATGGAAACATCACAGGTACCGCAGCTGGTTTGTCTGCAACTCTTGCGGTTGCATTCGGCGGCACGGGCGCGACCTCGCTAACGGGCTACGTCAAGGGCAATGGCACGAGCGCAATGACCGCTGCGGCCACGATCCCGAACACGGACATCACTGGGCTCGGCACGATGTCCACGCAGGCGGCGAACAACGTCGCCATCACCGGCGGTACTATCGACGGCATCGTGATCGACGGCGGCACCTACTGATCCATGGCAAACACCCTCAGGATCAAGCGCAGTTCCACTGCAAACGCTACCCCTACCGGCCTTCAGGCTGGTGAGCTGGCGGCCAACACGACAGACAAGACGCTGTTCATCGGTGACGGCACGAACACGCAGGAGCTGACGCGCCGTGCAGCATCGTCTACTGCGGGACGGGTGCAGTTGGCGGCAAGCACGGGCGCACTGACAGACAGCGGAGGACTGCACTTTGACAGCACGAACAACACGCTGACGGTCAACACGCTACTGGTGCAAAGCACTGCTAGCGAAGGACTGCTCTACCAAAACGCCAATCCGTCAAAGCCGCTAGTGCTTACGCACTCAAACATGGCAGATGGCGGCGAGATCATCATTGGCGATTACTTTCAGGACGGCAGCAGCACCACGATCACGGTGAATGACGAGGCCAATACGGTTACTGTCGCCGCAGAACTGGTCGTGCAAGGCGAAGTTTACTCCGCGCAACTAGTGTTGCCGGATTCGGATGGTTCTAACTCCATCACGCTGAAGTCGGCGGCGACCGTAACAAGCAACTACACGCTGACGCTTCCGGCCACGGCAGGGAGCAACGGACAAGTCCTCACCACCAACGGGACGGGTACCCTTTCGTGGACCACCCCCAGCGGGGGAAGCGGATCTTCAACTCCCGATTTCCTGCTCATCAGCGCAGGCATCATCTAGGATCTTGACATGGCGACATCAGCCCAATACACGGCGCAGCCGATCCTTGAATACGCGCAGCTCACCACCGGTGAAGCGTCGCGTACCGCCCCCACCAACATCGTGGAAATCTGCGCTGGTCCAAACGTGACTGCTGGCGCAGGCGTCGGCAAGCGCATCACCCGCATCACTTGCCACGGCACGGGCAACACAGCAAACGGCATGATCCGGTTCTGGCTGTCGCTTGACGGCGGAACGACCAAGCGCCTCATCCTTGAAAAGGCAAAGCCTTCCACCACGCCAAGCAGCGCTACTTCAGCAGCGAGGATCGAAGCCTCGGAGTTGGCAGGAATGATCCTGCCGGGAGGAACGGCCAACAAGTTGTACGCGACGATTCAGGACACCGAGACTTGGAACGTCATCGTGGAGTCGGCGCTGCTGTGAACGAGGGCATCAACGGATTCCCACGTGGGTGGATGAGCCGCGCAGCCGTGGCGATGTACACCATTGACGAATCGCGTGCGATCCTCAAGCAGGAGTTCAAGGTCGCCGGGACGTACAACAACATCACTCCTCCCGCTGGTGCTGGTGGCGTCACCGTCCTTGTGTACGGCGGCGGAGGTGGTGGACAAAGCGGTGGATACCAAGTCGCGGGGACCGTCGCGTCTGGCGGCGGAGGAGGGGGTGGAGGAGGCGTGGACTTGGTTTCCATGCGGCTGTCGTTCTGGCCTTCTCGGCTCGGGACGATCTACTTTCAGGTGATCGTCGGGTCAGGTGGAGCAGGCGGCGCAGCGCGAACGAGCATTGGAAACGGATTCGGTGGATCAAGCGGTGGTACGTCCACTGTCAACCTGACGAACAGTGCACGTACCGTGCTGTCTCGCTTTGTGACTGCGGAAGGCGGAAGCGGAGGCTCCGGTTCGCCGGGACAGCGCAACGGAATCGGAGGACGCATTCAGCCGTGGGGAAGCAACCTACGGTCGCAGTCTGGCGGCGGTGTTGCCGGATGGAGTTCCGGCGGCTTCCGATTCCCTGCCTCTTGGGGCGGCGTTGGCAACTTCGCACCATCCCACGCCTATAGTTGCGGAGGCGGTGGTTCTGGCGGCGTGGTCAACACGGACGGCACCTCCAAGCAGGCAGGCGGCGCGGGCGGATACGGCGCGTACTTCTTCGACAGCATCTACCGTGCTGATGACGGAGGCACGGGCACAGGCGCTGATGCCGCGGAAGAAGAAATCATCTTTGGAGGCGTCGGCGGCAACGGCGGATATTCGGCGGGCACTGCTGATGGGGCCGCGTTTGCAGGAGGGGCTGGTATCAGAGGTGGAGGCGGTGGTGGGGGCGGCGGTTGCGTCACCCCGTCCAATGGCACGCACAACAGCGGAGGAGGTGGCGCAGGCGGGCCCGGATACGTCATGCTCCTTTGGACTCCTTGACATGGAACGCTACGCAGTCATCCAAGAGGCAGACAACATCGTCCGCACCATCGTCGCGGTCGCGCCGGATCAGGCGTGGCATTGCGACGACAACTGCTTCCCTGTCCTGCTGAACGCAGGCGAGAACTGCGACATGGGGTGGACGTACTACGCAGACGAGACTCCGAGGTTCGTCCCGTGACCATGGAGCCAGGCTCAAACGTGGTGAAGCTCTCGCCGGGAGACTGGGCGAAGATCGCCGGCGTGGCAATCACGTTGTTCGGGAGCCTGATCGGGGTCTACATCCACCACGACCGCCTGCTCACCCAGCTCATCGTCCAGCAGCAGTACACGAACACCCGCCTGGACAAGATCGAGACGAAGCTTTATGAAACGCCTCACCGCTAGCCTCCTGCTGGTGGGGTGTAGCGCGACGGAGCGGGTATCGGACAACACGAACGAGATCCGGGCAGAAGCCCGCGCCCTGTCCGTGCACGGGGAATCCATCCAAGACAAGGAGGTAGTCACCCGTGCCGACAGAATCTACGAACTGGCTGCCGATATCCATGCTCAGCTTCCTGGCCTTGAGGACCGTACCCCTGCGTGGATGGAAACGCTCATTTGGGTGGCTGGCTCCGTGGTTGCCGTTGCAGTCGTCATTGTCCTGTGGCAGACCGGACTGGGCCAGGCCATCCGGATTGCCGTCGGCTGGATCCCGCGCAAGAAGGTTTCGGATGCGGACCTTGCCAGCCGAATGCTCGATGACAAATCACCTGAGGATGCCCGCGAATATGTCGCTGCGCGGCGGGCATCTGACCCGGAGTTCGATGCTGCGTGGCGACGCATTCACAAAAAGGAAACAGCATGATCCTCGCTGACTTCTCCTCTTTCCTCGGTAGCCTTTGGTTTGCAGCCCTGCTTGGTGCGGTCGGCTTCGTGGCTGGCTGGTACCTGTGCAAGAAGCATGGCTCCAAGATCTGATGTCGAACACTACCTTGGGATCGAATCCTAAGGCCCCGTTTCAGGTGAGGGCAGCGACAAGGAACATCCACCTTGTCGATCTCGATTGCACCTCGAAAACGGATGAGTGGTGGTTCCTGCTGTCCGGGGACCGCCACCACGACAACCCGCACGCAGACCATGAACTTGAGCTCAAGCACCTGGATGAAGCGGTTGAGCGTCGCGCTGGCATCATCGATGTCGGCGATCTGTTCTGCGCCATGGAAGGCAAGTTCGATCCTCGCCGCAACAAGGCGGGCATTCGCGAAGAGCATGCACTGGCTGCGGACTACCTCGATTCCCTAGTCCGCCACGCCTCCGACTTCTACGCGCCGTACGCAAAGAACTTCGTCGTGATTGGCCGGGGCAATCACGAATCAGCGATCCTGAAGAACTGCGAGACGGACCTGACCGAGCGGCTGTGCGAGCGCATAAGCCAGCAGACCGGGCACAAGGTGTATCCCGGAGGCTACGGCGGCTGGCTCCGTTTCAACATCAACCTTGACACCGAGCGGTTCACCCTGTCCCTCAAGTACTTCCACGGGGCTGGTGGGGCTGCGCTCATGTCCTTCGATACGCTCAAGGTCCGTCGCAACGCGGCGGTCATGCCGGACGCGGACGTGATCGTGCAGGGCCACGTCCACAAGCAGTGGTTCATGCCGCTGTCCCGCGAGCGACTTGTCTGCGACAAGGCCGGCTGCCGCGTGGTCAGCGACATCCAGTACCACGTCCGCACCGGGACGTACAAGGACGAGTTCGGTGACGGCCACAGCGGCTGGCACATCGAGCAGGGCCGAGGACCCGAGGTGCAGGGCGCGGTGTGGATGCGGCTCTACCTCGCGAAGCAGGCCGGCAAGACGATCAGCGGCGACCGCAAGACCTACTACCAGCTCACGCCTGAGTTCCACCTCGCGCACTGAACCCCACCAGCCATGGCGAAGGGCGATCGAATCCTCCGCATCCGTGGCCAGCGATGGCGACTCAGGTTCGTGCCCCACCTGGGGGACGCGGAGGGCTTGTGCCACAAGCAGGAGCGCGTGATCCGCATTGCACGCGGCTACCCCGAGGAGCGGACCATGGACTCGATCATCCATGAGATCCTGCACGCGGCGCTGTGGGACCTGGACGAAGAGGCGGTGAACGAGACGGCCAACGCAATCTCCGCCGCACTCTGGCGTCTGGGCTACCGCCGGCCCGGAACTTAAACTTCCACTTGTAAGAAACTCTTACAAGTCTTCATTACCGCGTACGTGGGATCGACAGTCCCAAATAACGTGTACGGACTCACCACACTTGTGAAGATCTGTAGCACTTTCTATCCGGCGACCGACAATTCATCACAGCCGCCGTGTGGGATTCCCACTACCCACATTGCCGGGGAACACACGGCATCTTGTTGTTAGCTTCCGACCGAAGCGAGCGATTAGATCAACGGCGGTGAAGCAGATACTACACCCTCTTCCCCTAGAGTCGCGCACGCGGGGAGGCGCGGTGCGCCCCGCGTGCGCTCAACCCCAGGAGTCCCGACTATGCCCCCACCAACCGTCTCAGTCAGCTACCCAACGTCCGTATGTGACCCGGTTTCACCCTGGCTTGAAAGCCACGGGATCTTCGCCCGGACCCCCCTCATTCGGTCCAGCGACTACCGCCTCGTCCGGTCGTGCCCACGCACATATTATCTGTCACGCCGTCTGGGGCTCGTAAAAGCCTTCCAGTACAGCCGGGCCCTCAGCCGGGGCTCATGGGTACACCTGGCCTTCGCGTGCATCTTGGACGATCCTAGCGATCGTGCCGTGACGCTAGAGCAAGCCGTGGTCGCCCGGTGCGAGGAACTGCGGGACGTGGCCAAGACCCTTGGCAGCTCCTCGGACAAGATCCGGGAGATCGTCGCCCGTGAGGAGCAGGACGCCCGTGTCAGCATCGCGTGGTTCAATGCCGCCCTCCAGGTCCCGGACGGATCCGGACGCACCATCGCCCAGCGTTTCCGCGATGACTGGCAGATCGTGGAGCAGGAACCGGAGATCGCGTTCAAGGACTGCCTCATTCAGCCCGACTGCCTCGTCCGGGACAAGGCCGGCAAACTCTGGATCGTGGACTTCAAGACCACGGCCATGTCCACCAACGCCCGTCTCCAGACCTGCCCCCTCGAGTTCCAGACCCAGCACTACTTCAACACCATGCTTCGCCGCACGGCCGCAGACCCAGCCGCCGCAGCGCAGTGGTCCGCACCCGACCGCATCGGCGGCGTCCTGCACATCGCCGTGCGCAAGCCGTCCATCGAGTTCGGCATGCGTGACCGTCCGTTCACCATGGACCTGAGCCCGTTCAAGTCCGGCCCACGCAAGGGCGAGCCCCGCAATGAGAAGATCTTCCACGGCGAACCGGACCCGTACCTCTACGAGCAGCGTTGCCTCGACTGGTACATCGGTCGCGGCGAGTACCTGCACAACGAACCCGAACGGCTCACCGATCCGTGCGTCGCGATTTCCACCACTTCCGCCGAACTGCTGCTTTCCGCCGAAGTACAGGCCGAGTACAATGCTCGCTTGTCCTTCGTGCGGAGATACAGGGAGCAAGCCGCAGAACCCGGCAACTACGAGATTGGGGATCCGGTCGTACAGCACGGCACGCCGTCGCCTTACCTCCCGTTCCACATGATCGAACCCGGCAAGTGGCCTGACCTGATCCTCACCGAAGGTTTCCTGCAGCGTGACAGAGACACCTTCACGGAGACGGATCTTGGAGAACCAGCAACCTGAGGAGAAGTCCCCCACCAGCCGCGAGTCTGGCAAGTCGGTCCTCGGCCCGGAGATGTGGTCCGAAGTCCTGCAGCGCGTGATCGCACCACGCATCGCATCGGCAATCCGCCTCGATCCCCCCATCGAGAACAGGCACGAACTGCACAAGCGGTTCTGCGAGCTGAACTCGGTGCGCATCTCGTACTCCACCTTCAGCGGGTGGTGCGAGGATCTGGGCATCACGTTCCGCAAGCGCATCGAAGTCACCATCCCCGGCTGGAAGCCAGTGTCACAGCCGGTCAAGATCCCGTTCCGTGCCGTGTCGGAGACGGGCCCCGAGAACTCGCCCACCATCGAAGTGTCCATCTCCCCGGAGCCGGACGTTCCGATCACGTGGGATCCGCCGAAGCCCCCACCATCCCAGGTGTTCGGAGATGACGGACTTCCCAACATCCTGCCAGGCGGCATGCGTGGTCCCGCCTTCCTGGAATCCAAAGACTACGCAAACTAAGGAGTCATCATGACACACTCCGTCACTCACGGTTCCACAATCGCCTCCAAGTACGCAGGGCTCGGCAATGCCGTTTCTACTGGTCGTAGCGTTCCTTCTCGCATGCTTGGACTCGTGGTCGGAGAGGCAGGCTGCGGCAAGTCCTTCCTCCTCCAGTCCCATCCGGGTGCGTACATCCTCAATCTGGACGAGACTCCTGCGGTTTGCTCGACCAGCGAAGCCGTCATGTTCCCCACGCCCGGCCCTGACGGACGCTCCATCGATGAGCGCGGCAACCCGGTCGTGATCGACTGGGCTGCGCTCGAGGCCAAGCACAAGGTCCTTCTCGACCTTGCCAAGAGCAACCAACCCCGACCAGAAACCGTCGTCATCGACACGCTCGGTGCGGCGATCCGCCTGCTGCGTCCGCACATCGCCAAGCTCTACGGCCGCGAGCGGTTCACGGACGTCGATGGCCGGCTGGGCTGGGAGCGCTTGTTCGACACGCTCATCGAGTTCGGCACGAGCCTGCGCCGGCATGGGTACGGCGTCTACTACATTGCCCACCTGTCCCGCAAGCACGTTCCGCTCAGCGAGAACCAGCACGTCGAGGAGTACAAGATCCTCATCTCGGACGGCCTGTACGCGCGCATGTTCCCCATGTTCGACATCGTCATACCCGTCACGGCCCAGTGGGACACCCGCGAAGTCGTGACCGAGCAGACGGTGGAGATCAACGGCAAGCCCGTGAGCCGCAAGGTCACGAGCCAGCAGAAGATCCGCAGGCACTACGCCTCGTTCGACAACCCCAAGCTCGACGGCATCGCGAAGGTCCGCACGCTCACCCCGCTCTCGACCTTCGAGCTGCCGCGTGAGAATGCGTGGCAATCCTTCTGCGCCGCGTACGAGAGCGCGAACGCGGTCCGCTGACGCGGGAACCGCGTTCGCTTCCCAGACTCTGTTTCGTTTGTTTCGTTTCGTTTCTTTCACCCCTCTTTACGGAGCATCAGATGCCCATTGAGAACAACGTCAAGGCCATGTTCAACTCGCTCAACAACACCTTCGCGCAGGCCCAGCCCGACAACGGCATGGGTGCTGGCGGTTGGTGGCCCGCCGAAGGCCAGCACGACGTGTTCGTGTCCAGCCTCAACGTGCGTGCCAGCGAGTTCAAGATGCCTGACGGCCAGAAGGTCCCCGGCACCGAGATCGTGTTCCGGTACCAGCTCATCAACGATCCTGACCAGCCCAACGAGCCCCGTTCCTTCGACGGTTCCTCGTTCCGGCTCCCGCAGGACACATCGTCCCTCGATGACAAGGGCCGCATGCGTGTCGAGATCGAGATGCGCCGCCTGAAGGGCCACCTTCAGACCATCCTCCGCCGCGATGTCAAGGACATTGCCACGGCTCTCGCCGAGGCAGATGCACGCATCAACGGCGACCAGGCCGTGGCGGTCGTGGTCAAGTGCCAGTACGACAACGTCAACGGCCGAACCTATCGCAAGGACTTCCTTGTGAAGCCCCTCGCGTCCTGATACACTCACCAGTCACCCCACCAGCCGGGGGCGGGTAGCCCGCAAAGCTCCCGCCCCCTTTCAGAGCCCCCGGATAGCCCCCTGGCTGCGACCTTCGACGGAACGCGCCAGGGGGTTTTCCCGGAGGGGGAAGGAACCCATGTACCAGACCCGGTTCGTCTACCAACTGCCACTCGAACGAGCCGGAGAAGTTGCGGCCCACGTCACGAACGCGATGCAGGAAACCGCGATGCCTCCCGCGAACGTGCGGGTGCAGCCGGCTGATGACCTTGTCTTCGCGACGATCACGTACATGACGCCCACGCTGACCGAGAGCGACCAGCTCATCCAGTCGTGGAAAGCTATCGACGTGGCCGTGCAGGTGGAGCGCACTCATCGCCTGGACCCGGACCAGGTGGACTCGCTGCTTCTCGCGGGGAAGAACGGGCGCGAGCTTCGCCGCGCCCTAGCCCGCGCGATTCGCGAACTGTGCGTTCGCGGGGTGGGCTCGAAAGGCATCCTCGAGTACCTGCACGAGTGCGAGGAGATCGTCTCGGAGGCCTGCGAATTCGTAGAATCGCAGCGTGCACAACTCTGAACACGGGCTCTCCGCAGTCCTCTACCAGCACCCCGGCGAGCCACTCTCCATCACGGGCCCCAGCCCCTTCGTCGAAACCACGGAACCCCTCCCCGCGCACGTCGGCCTCCACCAAACCCCCACGGGCTGGTGGGGCGTCGTCACGCACACCCTTCCGCAGCAGCACCCGCAGGACACCCTGCACCACTACGAACCCCACCTGCCACCCTGCGTGTGGTTCGGGCAGTGCGCGAACATCGGCCTCTACCTGCTGCCTACCCGCGAGAAGGTCGTGTCCGCACGCATCCGCGATT